AGAAGCAGCAAGTACCAAAACCACAATCATCCATACAGAGATGATTGAAACCGAAACCGAAACCGAAACCGAAAGCGAGGCAGCTGTGACTACAGCCCCTATTGATACACCGGATGTACCGGCAGAAAAACCAGTCGAGGCTGCACCAGTTCAAGCAGCTCGCCCAATTATTCGCCCATCCGTATTAGACAGCCAGACAGTCCGTACACCAATTACATCTATGGGTAAGTACACAGAGCATAAAATCAAAGCCGCTATGGGTAACCAAGATTCAATGCTTTATGTAACAGCTGCAGATGATTCTTTCAGCACTAACCCAGGCTTTAACCCAACACAGTACCTAAGCGAGTTTGTTACTAACACACGTTTTGGTACACCTACTATCGATGCATGTAGTCAAGGCGTTTTGCCACCTACAGGTATGACAATCAACGTGCCTTCACTTGTGACATCTGCAGGCGGCGGTACAGGCGTAGCACCTGTTGTAACAGTCGAAGCAGAAGCAGGCGCAGTACAAAATACAGGCATGGAAAGCCCATTTCTTTCTGGAACTGTATCTAAGTACAGTGGCATGAATACGCTATCCGTAGAATTGTTAGAAAGAGCTGGATACCCTGGCTTTTATGACGAGCTTACACAGCAATTACAAAATGCTTATTTAACAGCTATCGATACAGCCGCACTAGTAGCATTACAAGCTGCTGGAACTGCTGCCACACCTACAACAGCAGATAGTGCTGGCATTATTTCTTACTCATCAGAGGCAGCAGCTTTTATTTATAAAAGCACTGGTTACTTTGCGCAAAATTACATTGGAAACCCTTCACAGTACCAGGCACTATTAGGTGCTGTGGATACAACTGGCCGCCCAATTTATAACGCAATTCAACCAATGAACGCAGCAGGCCAGGTTGCACCTTCATCAATTCGCGGTAACGTATTAGGTCTAGATCTATATGTAGATAAGAACTTTACTGCAACTACTTTTGACGATAACTCAGCAGTAATCCTTGCACCTGAGGCATTTACTGTTTATCGCAGCCCACAGGCTTTCATGTCTGTAAATGTAGTTTCTAACCTGCAGGTTCAGGTTGCTATCTACGGCTTTATGGCCACTATTGCAAAAATGCCTAATGGCATTGTCAAATACCAGAAGGCATAACTAATAACCCTAATAGTCGGTAGGGCATTAGCCCTTTGCCCTACCGACCCCTACTAAGTAAGGAGTACCGATGCCAGCTAGTTACGTTACCGTAGCCGAACTACGTGCCAATTTAGGTATCGGTACTCTTTACTCAGATAGTACGGTGGAAGAAGTTTGCCAATCTGCTCAGGATCAAATAAATAGTTTTCTATGGTTTGATTCTGCGCCAGTCGTGGGGACTGCATTGGTAAGCAACGTTGCTACCGTAATGATCGCCAACCCTGGCATATTTACTGCAGGAGAATCAGTAACTATTGCTGGGGCTGGATCAACTTTTAACGGCACTTATACAATTACAGGCACTATTCCATTTTCAACAGGCACAGGAAATATTTTGCCTGCGTTTAACTTGCAGCTTAATTATTTCCAATACCCACAGGGTTATAGCTTTATTCAATATGCCAAGGTTGCAGCAGATCAGAATTTCCGCCGTGTATTGCCTTATGGCACAGCCACAGGCGAGGATACAAAAACTGCTACCTACGTTAATACAGCAAGCGTTAGAGAAGCGGCCATGATTTTGGCAGTTGATATTTGGCAGGCCAGGCAGGTCAGTCAGACTGGCGGCGTAGGTTTAGACGGCATGAGTATTAGCCCATATCGCATGGGTAACAGCATGATCGGCAAAATCAGGGGGCTTATTTCTCCGTACCAAAACCCGAATAGCATGGTGGGTTAAATGCCTACACCTGCTATTACTACGTTACGCGCAACCGTTGCAGCTGCACTAACTAATGCTGGCGTGTGGAGTACGTTTGATTTTCCACCGGCGACAATTCTCGCAAACAGTTGCATCGTTGCGCCAAATGATGTTTATTTGGAAACTAGCAATAACAGCCAATCCGTTATCTCACCTAAAGTAAATCTGCGGATTATTTTATGTGTGCCAATGTTCGATAACCAAGGAAATTTGAACGGCATCGAGGATTTTATTGTACAAGCGTTCAACAAACTATCATCATCTGCGATAGTTTTTAATATAAATAGTGTTAGTGCGCCAACGGTGCTAAACGCAGCAAGCGGCGATTTACTAACTGCAGATATGTCCATAACCGTACTATCAAGTTGGAGTTAAAAAATGCCTGATAAAGATACAGAGTTAGCCTGGCTAATTAAAGTTGGCCAAGTGAAAGAAAACGCAGCACCATCTAAAGCCACTACAAAAACAGACGAGGAATAAACAAAATGGCAATTTATCTTAATAACAATGTTGGCATTAAACTTGCCACAGCAGCCGCGCCAACAACACCTAGCATTGATATTTCTAGTTATGTAACGGCAATTACCCTTACACAAATTTGGGATGAACTTGAAGTCACGACAATGGGCGATCTCAGTCATCGTTTTACGGCCGGGCTACAAGCTGCAACCCTGAGCATCGACTTCCTAAATGACTGGGCATCATCTCAGGCTATGCAGACACTAAATGCTGCAGCTGGTCAAACTCTAGCCGTATCAATGATTACAAAAAAGGGTACAGCCGTAGGTGCTGATAATCCTACATATCAATTTAATATCTTGGTAAATAACCTAACCCCTGTAGGTAGCGGTGGCGTAGCCGATGAAGCTGCATCTAGCCTTTCATTTACAGTAAATTCCGTTGTAACCGTATCACCAACGGTTCCGTTCTAATCTAAATACGAAAGGGCAAACAAAATGGCAAAACTCAAAATAACAAGGGCAACTGGCGAGGTAACTGAGCATCAGATTACGCCGTCAATCGAGTATGCCTTTGAGTTGTATAAAGGTAAAGGATTCCATAAATGCTTTGTTGAGGATCAAAAGCAAACCGATGTTTACTGGTTAGCTTATGAGTGTCTTAAAAGAGCAGCTGTAACAATTCCGCTATTTGGCGCAGAGTTCATGGACATGCTCGCCAAGGTGGAAGTGTTAGACGACGACCCGGAACTATAGGGCGCGATTCATTTACTTATCTGATCGCACGGATCAGTTTGGAAACAAGTATCGCGCCACAGTATTTATTAGAACTAGATCGTAGGATGTTGCAAGCGATGTTAATGGGATTAAAAGACCGAAATAAGGAGTCAAGAAATGCCAGTCGAGGTAAAGGGCGCAATAGAACTGCGTAAGGCTTTACGCGCCTATGCCCCTGATCTGGCAAAATTAGTTACTAAGGAAATGGGAGTCGCCCTAAAGCCAGTTGCCAAAGCTGCTCGCGGTTACGCGGTGGGCGATTCTCAAATCCTAAGTAATTGGCTACCTAAGACAAACAGTCAAGGCAGGTTTCCAACCTACAATGCTAAAGCCGTAGATGCAGGAATTGGGTATAAGACATCGCCAAGTAAACCAAACACACGAGGTTTTACATCATTAGCAAAATTATTTAACAAATCTGCAGCTGGTGCTATTTATGAAACTGCTGGCCGAATAACACCTAATAGTGTATTTGTGCAAAATCTAAACAATAAGGCAGGCGGTTCTATGAAGGGATCGCAGAAAATGCAGGGGCGCGTTTTGTATCGTGCCTATCAGGAAAACCAAGGCAAGGCGCAAGATGGCGTTTTACGCGCTATTGAAAAAGCCAGATTGTTATTTAACAGCCGATCTAAGGTGGTGAAGTAATGGCCTCTAATATAGTTATTGATATTGCCGCCGAGTTCACCGGCAAGAAGGCGTTTAATCAAACTGAAAAGGCTATTGACAAGCTAGGCAAAAGACTTAAAAGCGCGTTAATTGGCGGCTCAATTCTTGCCCTAACCAATCAGGCTATAAAGGCGTTTGCCGAAGGAGAAAAGTCAGCAGCTTTACTTGCTAACTCTTTGGAAAATCTAGGTTTTGGCATGGCTACAAAGTCGGTTGAAGCCTTTATTGGTCAGCTGCAATTAGCTACAGGCGTGTCCGATACTGAGTTAAGACCTGCTATGTCGAGATTAGTCCAGACTCTAGGCTCAGTAGCCTTGGCGCAAGATGCTTTAACTCTGGCGATGGATGTAAGTGCAGCTAGTGGTATTAACTTGGATACCGTTGTATCAGATATTGCACAAGCCTATGCAGGTAACTTAAAAGGTTTAAAGAAATACAACTTAGGTTTAACTGCACTTGAATTAAAAACCATGTCAGTTAGCGACATTATGGCAAAGTTTAATGACATTTTTGGTGGCGGTGCTGCTGTAGCAGCCGATACCTTTGCTGGTAAATTGGCTCGCATTACAACTGCGTTAGATAAGGCTAAAGGAGATTTAGGTAAAGGCATTATCGATGCCCTTATTGTGGCTACTGGATCGCAGGATATTGAGGCATTACAGCAAAAAATTATTGACTTTGGCAAATACGCCGGGGAGTCAATCGTTAGATTAGGCCAAATAGTTAATGATTTCTTACCTGTTATTAAAACAGTCGGTGCAGCCTTTGCCGCTTTATTCATAGTTGGCAAAATTCAAGCTGGCGTAAATGCAATCATAAGAATTATGGGTGGCCTTACTAAGGCTATGAAGGCTCTTAGAGTTGTTGCCCTAACTACTGCCATCGCCCAGGCATTTGTACTTAATCCTCTAGGTGGCGTAGCCGTAGCTGCTGGCATTATCGGCATTATTGCAGCTGTTGGCGTTGCAGTAGATGGCCTCGATGCCAAATACCTTGCACTAGGCAAAAAACAAAAAGATTTCTTAGAAGGTACAAACGGCTTAAAATTTGGCCAACGATTTGACCTTACAGAGTACAAGGCACTTTTAGCTGAGGAAAAAAGGCAAGCTGAGCTAGACAAGAAAAATGCAGATGCGCTTAAAAAGGCTGAGGCTGCAGCTGCGGCAGCACGGGCAAAACAAGCCAAACTAGAATTAGCAGCTAAGCAAAAATCAGACAAACTGGCCAAGGCATCTGCCATGTTTGACCTTGATAAGATTCAAGTAGCAGCAGCCCTTAAAGGCAAAATCACCGATGAGGAAAAACTACGCCTGCAGTTACAGCAAGCAATTCTTAATGAGAACGATGAACTAGCAGATAAGTTACAGCAAAAACTAGAGGCATCTCAAAGAGCTACAGCCAAATTGACTGCAGACATTATTGGCATTAAACCAGGCGTAAACCCATTTGATGCATGGTTAAATAAATTAGATGAGATAGCTGCAGCATTAGGCATGATTGCTGGGGTAACCTTTAATCCTAGTCAAAGTAAAGATCGCAATTATGACCAAAAAAGCGGTGCAGCAGGTGGCGGTGCAGCAGGTGGCGGCGCAGGCGGTGGCGGTGGCGGTGGCGGTGGCGGTGGTACAAGCGGTAGTGTTCCAACTGAAGTAATACCACCAGCACCTTATGTAGGATCTTCATTTTATGACTTAGAAAATATGTTCCCTGTTATTACAAAAACCTCTAGTGCTGCTAGTTCAGCACCAAGCATTACAGTAAATGTAAATGCTGGCTCGGTAATTATGCAGGATGATCTAATAACTGTTATTAATGATGGAATAATTGCAGCTCAAAAAAATGGCTACACTCAGCTGCCTAATGGGGCGATCGTAACCTAATGACACTACCAGTAATTAACGCGTTCATAAATTTTAGTACGGGGCCATCGTTCGCCCAGGCTTTCATAATCGGAGAAGGCATCCTAGGTACTAATATCCTTGCCGATTCAGCTGCGGTTATCGTAGATGTAAGTAACGTGGTAGATAGCGTAACTATCAAGCGCGGCCGCAATCCGCAGGTAGATGAATTCCAGACTGGCACTATGACTTTACGCATTGTGGATCAAAATGGCGCGTTCAACAGTCAGAACCCCAGCAGCCCCTATTTTGGCCTTTTAGACCCAATGCGTAAGGTATCTATATCGGCTACCTACGGCGGTGTCACGTATGCCATGTTTTCGGGATTTATTACCACATACACGACGACTACGCCACGCATGGCTACAGATATTGTTTATACAACCATCCAGGCAGTAGATGCCTTTAGATTGGCTCAAAATGCCCAGATTAGTACCGTAACCGATTCAGGTGCAGGGCAACTATCAGGTACACGCATTAATAAAATACTTGACCAAATTGGTTGGCCTACCTCTATGCGCGATGTAGATGCAGGTTTAACTACTTTGCAGGCAGACCCTGGCACAGCTCGTACATCCTTAGCGGCATTACAAACTGTTACAAATTCTGAGTACGGCGCGTTTTACGTTGACCCATCGGGATCGTTCGTATTTCAAGATCGAACAGTTACTACGGCAAGCGTGGCAGGTACGCCAGTAGTATTTAACGATAATGGTAGCGACATCCAGTACGCGAACGCCGTATGGCGTTTGGATGATACTTTGGTTTTTAACCAAGCAAACGTCACGAGAACGGGCGGTAGCGTTCAGTCCGCACAAAACGCAGCTAGTGTTACTAAGTATTTTGCCCATACTTACAATATCCAAAATTTGCTTATGCAGACCGATGCCGTAGCCCTGGATTATGCCCGTGCTTATGTTGCAAGCCGTGCTGAAACTAGCGTTAGATGCGATTTTATTGAACTCGATCTATACACAGAAAACTATAACGCTGGCATTATTGCAGCTTTAGATTTGGACTATTTTGATCCTGTAACTATTACTACCAACCAGCCAGGTGGATCAACCCTTACAAAAACCCTGCAAGTTTTCGGCGTGGCGCATAACGTGACACCGAATAGGTGGCGTACAACCTTTACTACACTTGAACCCGTGATAGACGGGCTTATATTGAATTCGACCCTATACGGCGTACTTGATACGTCGGTACTAAGTTACTAAGGAGATAAGAAAATGGGAGCTGGATTAGGCTTTAAGGATTTTACAGTGGGAGAAGTCTTAACGGCTAATGACGTTGATGGCTACTTAATGCAAGGCGTGTGGGTGTTTGCCGATGCAGCAGCCCGTACAGCTGCGGTAACAAGCCCACAAGAAGGTAATATGTCTTTCTTAAAAGACACCAACTCAACTGAATATTACAGCGGATCGGCATGGGTTGCCGTAGGTGGGGCAAGCGCCACTACTTATACACTTATCAACGCTGGTGGTACTGCCCTTTCAGGATCAAGTACAACAGTTAGCGGCATTAGCGGCAAGAATAAGTTATTTGTTTATGTTGCTGGCATGTCATCAACTGCTGCAAGTGCCTATTGCCTCGGCGGTATCAATAATGATTTCACCACAAATTATCGATGGTTTGGTTTAACTTCAACAAATGGCGCTGGCGCAATAGGCGATGGTACTGCGACTGGTTCAGAGTTATTTTTTGGTCAAATGGGAAACTCAGCAGCCGATACCATAAGTGGATCTTGCTTTATTGATGGCGCAAACAATACTGGCATAAAGCCATACACAATGGGATCGCGAGCAACTGGTACAACAACTAACGATTCACCAGTTATTCAAGGATTTTATGTTGGTACTTCAACAATTAGTTCAATCGTAATTAAAACCGATGCTGGCTCTTTTGATGCCGGCACTGTCTTTGTATATGGAGCATAATCATGGAATATTTTGAAACTATTTACGATGTGACTACTGGCGAAACAACAACTCGCCCTTATACAGATGCAGAAGTTAAGCAAATGAAAGTTGGAGAAGCTGCTGCTGCTAAGCGAGCAGAGGAAGCTGCCGCTAAAGATGCTCAAAAATCTGCGTTATTGGCCAAACTAGGCATAACTGCCGAGGAAGCCGCCCTACTGCTGTCATGACTGCCATAAGTTATAACGGCTGGCCAGCCTCTAAGGAAGTTGAGTCAATCCGTATCAAGTCTTACCCAATTAAGGGTACAAAGATCAAGCTGCGCTGCGCCTATTTTGCTGCGCCACTATTGGTTGCATTTGCTGAGCAGTTTAATGAGCTAATCGAGCCGATCGATGGCGGCACGTTAGATGATTGGGGATACGCGTACAGAGATGTTAGAGGCGTACCGGGCAAGTTAAGTAACCACGCATCGGGTACAGCCATTGACCTTAACGCGACTAAGCACCCATTAGGCAAGGCTGGCACTTTCCCAGCTGAGAAAATTCCAATGATCCAGGCATTAACTAAAAAATACGGCCTCAACTGGGGCGGTAACTGGACACGTAAAGATGAGATGCATTGGGAGATAGCACAAGATCCCGTAAAGACAGCAAAACTAATAGAAAAATTAGGGCTGCAGTACCTATAAACAATAAGGGCATTTAGGAGTACA